ATGATAAAAAATCATATATCTCTGCTGATAAAATACTTTCAAAAATACCTAACGAATTAAAACATTATTTCTTTAGAGGTTTTGTGGATGGTGATGGTAATATTTATCCACCTAAAAAACGAATAACTTTAGCTGGGTCATTAAAACAAGATTGGAGTTTCATATCTAAAATTTGTGATGAATTAAAAATTAAACATAACATTTATCGTAATAGTAATAAATCGACCAATTCCGTTGTTGAAATTAACGGTATAAATGGTGTTATTTTCGGTAATTATATTTTTAAAGGAAATGAATTTGGGTTAAAACGAAAAAGTGATAAGTTTAATAAAATTAAAAAGGACGATTAATCGTCCTTTTTAATTAATACTTAAAAGTAGTAAATTCTCCATTTATAAAATTAATATGCTGGGCACGTCCATCATTGTGGATTATCACGTGGCTTTGAAGCCAAGATGATGGACCTTGATTATACCCTACTCGTAAACGTGTACTAGTACCAACAGATAATGCTCCGTCTTTTCTTCCAGGAGAATGATAATGCCCAACTACAATTTTGGTATTTAATTTACGAAATTGTAGTAAACTACCTCTTGACCCATTAGTTCCTATATCACCGTGGGCTCCAAGTTCATAACCTTTAACTTTGTAAGAAGCTGCTCTTCCAAGTGTTTTGAATTTAGGGAATTTATCATTTATAAGTGTTGGTATAACACCTTTAACATTGTAAGGGTCTCTACCATACTGTTCTAACAAAATATCAGAATACTTCATGTACAATCTAGAGTTCTTATATGTAGGTTGTTTTTTCCAATCCTCGTTCTTTAACCATCTATCCAAGAAATCATCGTGATTACTCCTTACAATCACCACATTATTAAATTTCTCAAATGGTTCAAGACCAACCATCATAGCGTTGACTTCTTTTTCCAAATCATTGGTACCAGTCATTTCTTTACCATATTGAATAAATGGGTCTTTCATCTGGTGATGACTAATTGAATCACCGTCAAAAATATCATGTAAAACAACATGTTCTGGTTTTATTTTGTCCAAAAATGATAGCGTTGTGTCTAACACTTCTTGGTCATGATGACCGTAGTGTATATCACCCAATATAGCAGCAGCTATTGAGTTAATTTGACTTATACCACCATCTTCAACACGATAAATTAAATCAGTAAAATTACCTGATTTATCATCGGCAGTTACTTGTCTAACAAAAAATGTTTCATCATCTTTGATTTCGACAATAGCGAAACCAAATGTGTGGTGGAACTCTCCTACTTTACCAGCTTTAGCATCAGTGTAGTTCTTCATTGTAACAGCACCAGTGGTAAGCATGATTTTAGGTTTGTTTCCTTCCAACACAGGAATCATCTCTAGTTGTACCTTCGGACTACCAAAGACACATGAGTTAACCCCGCTAAGGGCTTGCATACCAGTCATTGGATTTACAGCTGTTGGTTGTACTTTGATATCTGACAAAATAGAAACATACTTGTGTATGTCGTGTCTGTTAGCATCTAAATAAGGTTCAACTTCTTTTTTCCAATGTTCTTCATTTTTGTTATTGTTACTCCAGATACTCGTAGGGTTTTTGTAACGCCCAGCGATTACCAAGATTTCAGCATCAATGAATTCACCATAAGCTTCCATGTTTCGTAACAGTTTCTTATGCACTGGTGTGTTATTTTGTGCCCAACTAATAATGAACCTTTTCTTTTCATCACTATGTTGTTTTGTTTTGGCTTTGATGTACTGCTCTGGTTCAACTTCTTGTTTTTCTTTAAAACCAAGTTTTTCAGAACACCATTTTCTGACAGTACGTTCAGACTTACCGAAAAGGTTTACCAATAAACTCATTCGTTCATCCCAAGACATGTCTTTGTTTAAGTAGATTTCTTTAGCTTCTTGAATGCGTTCATCCGTTAATTCATTAAATTTCATTTAAAATTATTTATTCTCTTGTTATGTTTTCAACAAATATACACATAAAATGTTAATTATACAATATTATCCTCAATAATTTGAATTACTGGAATCAAATTATACAAATATTCTTTTTCTTGCGTAAAAATTGGTATGTTGTAGTCTGGCAACCACTTGCTTCTTTGAACTGGTTCACCGTTTTGACCGTCAACCCAAATGGTTTGTTTCTTTATAACAACACCTCTTTTGTATTTAACTTTGTAATCGTCCCAGTTGATACCTTTCTCTTTGAAAAGCATTTCTTGTTTTTCACTACCAGATAACCCATGTAATTGGAAATGACTGAAATTAGCACTAGCAGCCATACTAACACTATTTCTAGTACAATCTTGTTGTCTCCAAAGGAAATAGTTAGAAACTTCTCTAAAGTCTGGAATAACAAACACCCTTGAATCGAACACAGCGTCAATCTCAGCAAAATCTCCACGAGTAATTTTTTCAAACAATTCTTCTGGGTTATATTTGAACGACCCCAACAATCTAAGCATTGTCTTGTTAAATGCTGCTGTAACTTTTGAAGCTGAAATGCTACATAGCTTTTGTACTTTACCATCAAACGGCAATTCAGCATCAATATTCTCAATAGTAGAGAACACAAGGCTAATCTCGTCTGATTGCGTATAAGCAAATAACGGATTCAAATATTTACATAGTTCAACAGTAGCGGCATCCATCACGTTGGATAGAATATCATCAAATGGTTTGTCAAACATTGTTGTATATTTGCTAAACCCTTTACCATCAAGTCTTATGATAACATAAGACCTATTCGGAATTTTAAAATTATAGCAATTTTCGTATTCTTTCATACGGTCGCTAAAACTAGTGTTTTTTGCCATTTTTTTTTATTATTTAAAATCTAGCTTTTTTAAGTCCTTCGTAGCTTGATTGACTGTTGATTGCTACAACAGCGTATCCAATTTGTGTTGCGACTGAAATTGATTTAATTTTACTCATACCAAAACCAATTGGACCAGTACCCTTATCCAAAGAATCACTAATAACCAATTCGGTAAGAACTGATTTCTCAATACGACCCAATGCTGGCCCAGACAACACACCGTGGCTAATAATCGCTCTTACACTGTTAGCACCAGCTTCCATGACAACCTCAGCCGCTTTACATAGTGTACCAGCGGTATCAACCATATCATCTAAGATGATAACGTCTTTGCCAGTTACATCACCAATGATAATCATTTCATCGATTACATTGGCTTGTTTACGCGTTTTATCCAACATAACGTAATTGATTGAAATATCGTGATACTTGGCTAGTTGGTCTTTCATACGTTTAACTCTTTTTCCAGAACCAGCATCAGGCCCGCACAATATTGTGTTTTCGTTGTAGATACTAGCAATGTAGTTATCGAATACGTTTTTACCTTCCAAGTGTGTTACTGGAATATTGAAGAACCCTTGGATTTGGTCTGCGTGTAAATCAAACGTAATAACACCAGTAGCCCCACGATTTTCAATCATTTCAACCATCACCTTCGCACCGATTGGTCCACGTGATTGGTCTTTTTTGTCTTGACGAGCATAAGGGAAATAAGGTAAAATAGCAACAATTTCTTTAGCAGCAGCACGTTTGGCTGCATCTATAGCTAAATTTAACTTGATGATTTCATCAGAGTTATTTGGGCTAGTTAACAAATAAACTCTTTTACCTCTAATCGAATTTGTAAAGTCAACACATAATTCACCATCGGAAAATTTCTGTGAGTTGACAGTATCAATAACAATTGGGTCTTTTTTTATTTGTTTGATTGAGTTAAGGATAGCTTGGGCCAAATCTTGTCGACCATCAATTGCTATAAGGACTGATTCTAACATATCTTGTAATTTTTAACAAAGATACAAAATAAAAAATGAATAACCAAATGGTTATTCATCTTTTTTTAATTTTTTGCTCAACCAATAGGCTCCATAGGCTATTGCAGCTGCTATGGCTATGTATTTCACAAGGTGAACAAAGATAACCACACCAACAAATACCATCTTGAATATGATTATAGCTAGCAAAGCTGCTAGGAAAAATAAGATTATTTTAAGTTTCATATATTTATTTTTTTTTAGTTAATTTTTTTCCACACTCTATCATGCCATTTTGTTTTATATAACCCCAACTCGTAGTTTCCATTGTACAAAACAATATCCAACGCTGTTGGAAGTTCATTGTATAAATTATCCCACTCGGCTTTTTGTTCATCTGTATATTCAATTGTTTCTTCGGTGTTAAATGGGTTAAAGTTGGTTGGTTTACCATTTAATATAACATCAATCGCCTCATACAGATTATCTTCACCAAATGGTGGGATATAATCATCACCATCGTTATGCATGTTTACTATAAAACCACCCTTCATACCCCATCGCAAGTTCTTCAACAGTTTTACATGTTCTTCTTTTAATTCAAATTTAATTACACTCATTATTCGTCATTTTTATTATCTCCAACGGCTTGTACCATTAGATTATTTACTAGTTCTGTAACACCTTCAACGGCACCTTTTTTGATGTATGTGATGTCTAATTCTGGGTATTCTAACCCCAAAGACTTTGTAGGTTCTGGGTCAACGAAATAAATTGGTATGTTTTTTTTGCATTTACTAAAAAACTCATAAGTATAACCAATATTCATACTAGTACCTATCACAATTATAATGTCAGCTTCTATAAACGCTTCCAAGGCGTTATAAAAGAAGAATGGATACTCACCAAACCAAACAATGTGTGGTCTTAACTGTGCACCATACTCTTCGTCTTTATCCCCCATATTTATATCGTTATAACCAATATCATAAACAGTTTGAGTTGCAACTAGGTTTGGGTTGTTCATACCAAAACATGTTCTTGCTTTGGTCAACTCACCATGCAAATGGATTATATTAGTTGAACCAGCTCTTTCCAATAAATCATCTACGTTTTGTGTAATGTGTATTACATCATATTTTGATTCAAGTGTGACCAATGCATTGTGAGCATCATTAGGTTGAACAGTTGGGAGTTGTCTACGTCTAGCATTGTAAAAATCCAACACCTGAGAGCGGTCTTTTCTCCAACCTTCTGGAGTAGCTACTTCATCAATCTTGAAATTTTCCCATAATCCATTAGAATCTCTAAAAGTGTCAATACCAGATTCTTTACTAACACCAGCACCAGTAAATATTACTATTTTTTTCATTATCTACCGCTTATTAACTTTAAGATTTGAACTAAGATTTTTAACATGATGAAAAACCCACCAACAAATCCGAAATTATACCAAGCACCATTGTTATGTATCGCATATACAGCAATATCATCCCAGATAAGACTACCAATAAAGCTTGGAAACATTATCATACCGTGCCAAGTCCCACCCCAAAAACCATATATTTGTTCGTTAGGGTTGGTAAACGTAACATGTGCAACATCAGCACAGCTTATAGTCAACATTGCAACCAGCAACACTAACAAAATTGTAAATATTCTATTTTTCATTTGTATTTTATTATTTATTCTCGCCATAATGGTTCAACATCAAATCATAAACCTCTTGCCATTCTGTTTCTGGGTTGAACCCAGCTTTGTCTTCAAACAAAACATTCATATAAGGTTTTTTATTGTAATTCCCATAACCGTTTGGGTCAGTGGGAACCTCTGGGTTCTCATTTACATATTTGAAATGAATATCGTTATCAACGAACAATTTTTGATACTCAACTATTTCATGTGGGTGAGAACACGTATACAAGAACATAACAACTTCTGATATCTTACCCAATAATTGTAATGTTTCTTTTGCCATCGGATAAAACTCGTCAGGCGTGTTACCGTATTGGTAATTGGGTTTAAGTATGGTACCATGGATATCAAACGCCCAAAACGTTCTATCCCAATTTCTTTTTTCTTTCAGTTCGAAATGATTAATTTCTATTGCTCTTTTTACACTCATTGGAAAATTTTATTATAATCTAACACTTTCATCGAATAATAGGTATTACCTTGTTTAAAGAAAACCGTATTACCAAACTGTGATTTATTTACTGGTGACCATTTTTTAACAACACTGAGAGCTATGTTTATTTCACCTTCGTTGGCAACACCAACTTTAACTGTTTCTTCAGCCATTTTAAATATTTAAAAAACTTATTATCTTTTCTTTGACACCAGATTGTTTGATACCTTCGTATAGTCTTGGTGTGTGAACAAAATTCGTTAAACCACCGTTTGTTTCGCCGTCTATGTTTATGTATTCACCTAGTTGCATATCATCAACAGCTACCCAAGCATCAACTGAGTTATTCTTTAACCAATGGTTGATTTCAAGGATTCTAGCACGTTCATACCATCCTTTATAGTGGAATAAAACCTCACTATATTCGTCAAAATCCTTAAGATTTGGTGTTAGCGCTATGGGTTTTTTAATAATACCTTGCAACCCATAAAACTCACCTAACTCTTCAAGATTAGCCCATCTCTTCCAATCAGACGAAACAACAATCTCAGCACCAGTTTCTTCTAGGATTTCATTAAGAACCTTGATTGCTTTAGAATTGAAATTGTCGAATCGTTCTATGACTGGTATAGACCCGTCAGCTATTGTTTGTCCGACACTTCTGTTTTGTTTCTTGAATCTGCTACCAAATTCACTACCCAAACAAATTACGCCGTCATGGTCTAAAAATAATGCTTTCATATTACAAAGATACGAATTTATTTTGAAAAATCAAATATTTTTTCTTTTTTTTACTTCATTTAATCTGTCCCAATGATATCCACCAGCAGTTTTTTGTTTACCATCAAGACAACCTTGAATATCACCTTTACCTAACCATCTTTTAGCTTCGTTAATACTTTTAAAAATTTGATTAGTTTCAACACACTTAATAATAGAATAAACTCTTTTTTCTAAATTAGCTTTTGCGTTATTTTGTTTATGTTCTTCAGTATGTGTTTTACCAGAATGAGATATTTTAAGTTTTTCTTTAGTTTCTTTTGAATGATTATATTCACCTTTTTGTCTATAAACTCTTTTTTTTCGACTAACCATTTGTTTTTTAACATATTCTGGGTCAGACCATAGTTTTTTACTTACTTTAGATAAATGTTCAATAGATGATGTTAAACCACCATCACCACCCTTAGTTATATTGTAACCAACCAAAATATCTGTAGAATTATATTCTTTTATCCAGTATTGTTCTCTCGCTTTAAGTTCATCTTTATTTAAACATGTTTCAAGTATTTCTTTTTTAAAATTTTCTTTACCATATTTTTTAATAGACCTAGTTATTAATAAACCAGAACCAATGTAATTTGGTGTATTTTTTTCATCTTTACCAATGTAAATTTTACCATTAATTAAATTTGTTGTTTT